CGCTTACCGTAGCTCCAACCTTCCGAAACAAGGCCTGCGTCTGAGGCCGTTGCCCGGAACTGGTATGCCAATTCACAGATCTTCTGCCGTATCTGCTCGTTCCCGCTATGTCCAACAAGTAGCGGGGTTTGAAAGATTCCCTGTAAGAACTGACTCATGTTGCCGACGGTGGTGTAGGCCACTGAACGTCGGACTCTTGTTGGACGTTGGGATATGCAGATGGCAGATCACGCAACTCCTGGCGATATGCCGCCCATTCCGCTTTTTTCGCATCAGAAAGAGGGCTGTCAGGAGCCTGCGTCCAATCGCACTGCACCAACAAATAACTACGGCGTGTGCGGATGTGTCGGTCGATCAACTCGTCTTGAGTAAATTCACGGAAGTTGATCTTGTTGCGTACAACTCCGTCAGTGTCCACATAGTACTCAGGCAACGGTTCCGAAACACCGTTGGCAGGTCGAGGCGTGAACTCAAAACGAGCGTACCCATGTTTTTTGAGTGTGGCTTCGTCTAACGCGGCCACCTCCAGGACATCTTTCAAGTTATCCCCCCGAACGGGGTGATTTACTGGATTTCCATCAGCATCAATTTTTATGTAGAGCATTTATTTCTCCTAATCAAGCGGGTCCAGACGGGGTGACGTCCGTGGCGTTAGTGCCGGGGTAAGCGCGTCCAGCGCCCCACATGATACGTACCGCGCCTACACCACCATTGCCAGCGGCACTTGGCCAAGAGGTGCCCGGGCCACCACCGCCACCGCCATAGTCGCCGCCTTGGATGTTGCTAGAAGACTGGCCTTGGCCGCTGAACGGATTCTCCCCATACATACCAAGGCCACCACCGTGTGCTCCAGAGCCTCCATTGCCCCAACCGGCGGTATTGTTGTAGCCGGTAAAGGGGTTGTAAAACGCGTTACCTGGGGATGGCCAACCTGTGGGCCCTTGAAGACCGACACCACCGCCTGCACCAGTACCATAGGTCGAGCTGTAGTAGCTGCCGCCATACGCGCCGCCGACCGTACCAGCACCTTGCCACGTCTCGTAGCCGTTACCACCACGAGCCGTGTAGCCACCTGCGCCACCACCACCCTGGTAGTTCGGCGCATTGCCCCCCGCACCACCACCGTCGCCGACCCAGCCACCACCGTAACCGTTGGCATTAGGTCCCCCGGTTAAGACACCTGAAGCATTGCCTCCGCCATAGCCCGACACAGTAGCTAAAGAGATGAAATAGGAATTGCCGCCCAACATGGTAGGGGACGCACCAGAGGGGGTGCTTTGACCGCCTGCGCCCACGACAACCGTGTAGGCCTGTCCAGGGGTCACAGGGATGTTGTTTTTCCACCCCAGGCCGCCACCACTACCACAGGGATTAGCCCAGTTATCCTGGCCTCCACCACCTGCGCCAACCGCCACCACAGACACCGAAGTAACGCCAGTGGGCGCAATCCAAGAGTAGGTGCCAGAACTTGTGTACTGGACCTGGCCTTGAATCACACCCAAGTAAGGCGTCCAGGTGTAGGCCCTGGCATTGGAGAAGGAGCCGTTGGTGGCCGTGACTGTGAAGTTAAACGGACCGATAAAGGTGTTTGCTGGAGAAGCAGGTGCAGTTCCAGAGAGCACACCATTAGAGGCCAGTGTCAACCAGCCAGGAAGCGCACCTGCGGTGACGGTATGAACCACCGTTCCGCTAAGGGCGGTTGCTTGCGTAGCCGTCGAGCTGAATGAAGACGAAGGCGTGACAGCACCAGGAAGCGTAGTCGAACTGAACAACGGATAAGCACCGTTGACGGTAATGGTGATTGGTTCGTTAAGTGTCCCTGAGTTTTCTGCTCCAACTGCACGGACGTTAACGGCGGAATAGGTGCCAGCAGCGGTGCCCGAACCGACCGTCAACACACCTGTTGAGCTATTGATGCTCACGCCACTTGGAACAGTTCCGGTCAAGCTCCAGGTCACAGGAGTCTGAACGGTATTTGAGAAGATACTGTACTGTGTAGTAGCGGCCGTGCCGGTTTGAGCATTGACCGAGGTCAAGCCGACGATCTCGCTCAGGCTCAGAGCCGTCCAGCCTACCGTAGCGCCATTGCTGACCAGGTACTTGCCGGTCTCGCCAACAGAGGTAGGCAGTGCTTGGGGCACTCTATTTTCCACAAAACCTCTAACGGCGAACTCGGTCGGCACAGCGGCATTGGAGTTGCCCGACATGGTGACATCCGACGAGAATTCGTTGATGGTTTCACCAAGCTGCGCGCCGATCGAACCAAGGCGCAGAGACGTCAGGCCTGCCAGGTTGAACGCGTTGGCGTTCAACGTAGCCGTACCCGTCGCCTGATCCACGCGGAAGTACTCACCGACGCGGAAGTTACCGTCCTGGTCTGTGGACACGTAGTACACACGGCCTGGAAGGTCCTCGTTGACCTCATTGCCTTGTGCAGGGGGCTGCGTAGGAACACCTGGGTAGTTGGTTGTAGCGATACCACCAGTTCCGATGTTCAAGAAGTCATGGCCAGTCAAACGAATCTGGCTATAACCATAACGAACGGTGACGACTGCGCCAGGCGCGGAAGGAGTCAGTTTTTCTTGCGCAAGCGCAAGGGAAAGCACGCTAGAAGAGTCAACAAACGTGCCACTTACCGACTGAATGACATAGGCGCTGGAGTCTCCCGCAATCTGGATACTTGCACCAGGTTGCGGAGCATCGTTGAAGCCGTTGGCTACCAAGAGATAGCCTTTTTGGTTGGACACCCCGTCGCCTGTGATGGTCAAGGTGTTTCCAAGGCCGTCGTTGATGACTTCGCCGTTTTGGAAGTTCGTGACAGAGGTTTGGTTGTAATAGATCTTGGCGGCAGAGGCCTGGAGGTTTGTAACCACCCCCGTTGCACCAGAAGTCTGTCCAGTGACTGTTGATCCAACCGCAAAGCCCGTCACAATCGGATCCAGAGTGACAGTCAGTTGCTTGCCATACAGCGCACCCGTGTGCGGCACCTCGGATGCCAAGAAGCCGAACGATGCCGAGCCCCAGGTACCATACGAGTTGTTGCCGTTCAGGGCACGAATGATGCCGCCACCTGACGATGAATAGCCAAAATAGGCGTAGTAGGTGAAGCACGAGACGATCTCGGCACGTCCACCATCCTTAGCCCAGTAGCCAACACCATTGTCCGTAATGATGGTGTAGCCGTGGAACAGCATTGACTTGTACCCCGACGCCTGTGCTGTGCCATCAATCAATGCGCCAATGCAGCCGGAACCGATTGCCGAGCACTCAAGGATGTAGGGGGACTTGGTGGTGACTGGAGAAGCGGGATTCAGCGCCGCCACAATACCGCGAGGCGTCGATGTGCGGATGTCGCCAGGAGTACCGCCAGGGACCCATCCAGTCATGCCCGAGAACGTCATCCTATTCAGGATGGACGCGTTGGACATCAAGAACATCGTTGCCTGGTTGTTTGGCGTCACGCCGTCAGCGGCGAGGCCAGGCGCGGGCTGAACGATAACAGTACGCTGGTTGTCACCAACAATTGCAACCGTCGGAGGCACAATGATAGGCAACTGCGATTCAGCATAAACGCCGGTCTTCACAAAGATCGTGGCAGGCTGGCCGACAGGCACTGCTGCAACCGCGTTCTTAATGTTGGCGAAAGGTAGCGCCATGCTCGTGCCGGGGTTGGTATTGTCACCATCCGGCGAAACATAGAAGACGTTGGTCGAACCGGTCGCATTGATCCAGTCAATGTCGATGCCGTTAGCGGCCACGGTCAGGCTATAGCCTTCCAGACCCGGAGTGATTACGGGCAGAACATCGTCACCACCCTGGGCAAAGAACACCCACTTGCCTGCGTCGTATTCGACGCTGAAGTTCGGGCCCGACGTGAAGTCCTCAGTCGCAATGTAGGACGAGCCCACATTACGGACAATGTCGTTGGTCAGGTAAGGCGTGCTCGAAGCCCATGCACCGCGCCACCGCACACCACCGTTGAACACTTCCCACCTGTTTGCAGCCAGGTCAGTAGCGAACACACTAGAAGTGTTCTGGATCAAACAGATGTAGGTGTTGCCGCCGTAGGTGACGATGTCGTTGACGTAGTACAGTGTGGCCGTTGTCCAGTCTCCGCGAGTGCGGATCGTGTCGACGAACAGTTCCCAATAGGAGGTGTTCGTAGGCACGTTGCCGGTCGTATTGGCTGTACAGACATAGAGGTTTGCACCGTATGCCACGACCTGGCCAGGCACATAGGCCGTTGCGCCGTTATAAACGCCTTCCGGAGAAATACCTTGTACAAACGGACTCCAGAAGGTAGCGTTTGTCGGATTATTTCCGTTCGTCGTCTGGATCGCAATGTATGTCGACGGGCCGTATGAAACAACGTCGTTCGGCTGGTATGTGGTCGTGGGGCTGTACACGCCTTCAAACTGGATTGCTTCAACAAACTGCGACCAGATCGACGGGAATAGATCAGGTCGTTTGTTGATGTTGTCAGCCAGAGACACATACACGGTAGAGCCGTAAGCAACGGCATCACCGATAAAGTACTGAGTACCGGCATTCCACTCACCAATGAAGTTGATACCCTCAACCATCATTGCCCAATACGAAGGATTTGTCGGCTCATTGCCAATCGTCCGTACGACATTGATGTACACATATACGTTACCGCCGTAGCGGACAACGTCGTTGAGTTCGTATTCAGTCAGGTCATTGTAGTTGCCTGCCCAGTAGAACCGTAATTTTCCAAGATCGACAACTTGAGTCATATGAACACCATCTCCAGATGGCCCTTATCCCCCCAACGGAACTGATAAGTGCCGGTTGACCAAATCCAATTTACGTACTCATTCGGGCCAATGATGTAGCCCGGCTGTGGCAAGTTGACCGTGGACCCGTCATTGATGATGTCAATGTTCAGGTCTCCGGTTGCTTGGATCAGCTTGAACCCGTAAAAGGTCTTATTTGCTAGATCCGTCCCTGTATGAAATTCCGCCATCACACGCTCTCCAATACAGAAACAAGGATATCAAAGCCGTTATTTACTGCTGTAGAGGCCATAAGTTGATCGCCTGCTTCCAGGACAATCTTGTTGCCTCGCATCAACTCTTCCGTTTGACCAGGGCCGACTCGGTATTGTTGAAGAATCATTGTGTTATTTGAACTCCTTCTGTGCCAAACGTCAATCGGCAATTCCGAGCCGTAGATGTTTGCGGCGCTGAGTCCAATAACCACGGTACCACTGGCGGCAGTGTGGATAACGGTATCCGCTTCGCCAAGATTTCGTGTTGCGGTGCTTTTGAACGCTGCCATGCCTTACCCCAATGCAATCGCAAAAACGATGGCTGATCCCGCAGGGTCGTAGACCAGGGAGCCATCTGGGTTGTTGTACACAGCGCGCTCGGCGGGGAGGGTACAAAACACCTCCTTAGTGCCCGCCCCAAAGTTCACAATCAGGTTGTTGTTTGAACTGGTCAGGATCAGGTCCCGAGACACTGCGCCCGAGCTGAAAGTGCCAACACCTACTTCCCACTGCCCCAACGAGTCGTTGGTGATCGTGTAATAGGTGCTGTTGCCTTCGCCAATTGCTGCGGCAAAGGTCGTATACCCGGTGAACGCCCCGGTGACCGCAAACGGCCCCGTACCAGCGGAGGCACTGGTTTCTCTGACGCGATCGGATACGACAAAAGCCATGGCTTATACCAAGCGGATAACCGCAGTAGTCGGACCAGGGGGAGGGAAGATGATGGTGAAATCACCGTCCGTTGCGGTTTTGTCTGAACCAAAATCAAACACGGCAACAGAAGCATTTGCCTCAGTGTCGTTGTAGATTAAGCAGCCACGAGCCGTCAATGTGACGTTCGGAAACGTCAGGTCATTAAAGTCCAAAAATGCAGTGGTGCCTGTAAGCGTTACGCCCAGGCTGGTCAATGCACTGCCGCCTGCCGGGTAGTTTGTCCCTGTTGAAGAGACTTCACCGTCGGTCGTGTAGGCGGTTGTTGCCGGACCGATCGTTGCAGCAGAGGTGTACAAGGACAGATAGAACGTGTCCCCGCCAACAGCATTGAAGTTATGCACGCCCTGGAAGAGCTGCTGTTTGAAGGTAGAGCAAATTGCTTGTGAAATTGCCATTTTTTAATTCTCCAAGAGTTTTACCAGGTCCGCGTGCCCGTACGATTTTAACTTAGCCGACAAAGTTGTCCTATCAGAAATAATCGCTTGGTGCATGTAATGCACCAGCAATACGCGGATCTGTTCCTTAAACGCCTGTGCCTGATCCCGAATTACGGGGTGAACATTCTCTCCGACGTACAAAATCTTTTCGAGGGCCTCGCCTGCAAGTTCCTCCGGCGTGCGGCCACGGTTGTTCGTGGTACGCACGGTGACGTTGTTGAGAGCGGTAGAGAATTGAATGTCCATTTATCAGGGTCCTGGGCTGGGTGATTTGATAGGCAAACGGGCCATACCATCGCGGTACTCGTCGCGACGACGACGGCCCTGTTGTTCGATGCCGAGACCTTGGATTGCCTGCTTATAGCTGTTTTCAAAGTACGCCATCATGTCAGGCGGCCCTTTTGTGTAACTGTATGCCTGAATCAAACAGGCATACAGCAATGCCTCTGGGGCATAAGTGCTGATCCAGGTCGTCGGCTGGGCCTGAGAGATTTGAGGCGGACGTCGAATATAGCCAAGCTCCACCGAGTAGTCCGCATTCGGCGTAGGAGCCACGTAAAAGCTGTCCTGATCCCAAATGGAGTAATACTTGGGGACACCCGCAACCGACTGGTCTGGCCAGTACTCCTTCATGAAGGATGTGTCACGGAAGTCCAGAAACGACTGATCGCCCGTTGTCGGGTGAGTGATCAGCATGTAGCGATGGGTCAGCATGTCAGACGGTGCCGTCAAGAAACGGTTGTTCGTCGACATGTTGCCCTGCACTTCGAGCTTGAAGACGTCCAGGTCAATGTCGCGGAGAATACGGTTCTCCGCCATCGTGATGAACGTGTTAATCACCGACTCGGTGAAGACGTTCGATCCGACCTCAGTGTAGTTCCGGATGTTGGTGACGAGTTCGTTGTAGTTCATGTGACCACCACCGTAAGAGTTCCCTGCCCGATGCGGCCAACCAGTGCGGTCTGCTGCTGCTCAGGAAGCATATTGGTCGGGCCAGATATCGACCCGTTAACTGTATTTGCGCCTCCAATGCTTTGGAACGCCGAATCCCCGGGGGCTCCGAGATAAACCGAGAGCGGTTCTACACGATCAGGGCGCGGTTGCAGCAATGCGATCGCGTCGCCGTTGTACTTCAGCGGATCAAGCTGTGGCTCTTTCGGTTCGTAGTCATCCGGGCATACCTTAAATCCGCGCCAGTTCGTACGCAGGACGTTATACGGGTACCGCTGCCCGCAGTAGTCGCATAGTCCAAACGAGAATTTACCGGTCGCGAATGCCATGTCAGTACTCCAACTGTGGCACGAACGACACGCTGGCGGTGTCTCGGTCTTCCAAGGCAGCGCGGGTGAAGTCCTCTTCGTAAATAGCCTTGAGGCCTTGCGTACGCTCAGGCGCGTACTTCAGCGAAAGCTGGTACGCCAGGCCAGAAGCCAAGCACGGCAAGAAGCGGAAATTCACATCGGCCGTGTTTGTGTACGCACCGGCATCCTGGATGCGGCGGATTCGGTAGTAGACGAATCCGTAGACCTGGTTCGCAGCGGGGTAGAAGAATACCTTGGGCACGTTCGTACGCTGCACGTAGTACTGCGCAGGACGGGCCTGGGTTGTCTTATCCGGGACGTTCAGGTACTCTTCACGACTGATTCGATCAATCGTGATGTCAGTGGACGGCGACTGCGAATAGTCGCGAATCACCGCAGACAGCACGTTGACCGTATCGGTCTCCAGCGAGATCTCATTGTCGCCGGGCTGCAGCATGTACACCTGCTCCTCAATGGTCCACAGATTCAGGCCGCGATTAGCCCAGTCTAGGAACAAGAGGTTGAGCGACCGACGCGCAGAAGTAAGCTGATAACCATTGGTCATCCGCATTCCGCAGCGTTCAAACGCCTCTTCGATCAGGTCATCGATCGAGAGATTGAAGTCGGTCGTTCCAGAGGTGGCCATTAGTCACACATCCCGCCGTTTCGCATTTTCTTGACGCCCTTCATGGCCATCAACTTGTGCGCATTGACTGCTCCGCCCTTTTTCATCATGATGGGGCCCGTTTTCTTGCTGGTCTCAGACATCATTCGATTCTTTGGACCGCTCATGACGCACCCGCCGCCTTTGGTGGCGCAACCCATACCTTTTCCAGCCATGATTATTTTCCTTTCTTGGCGACCTTGCCGCCCTTTTTCATGCCCATAGCCATCACACCGTCATAGCCGGTGGTAGCCGCCTTCTTCTTCATCGCACGGCCCTTGCTGTCAGCCGTTTTCTTCTTCATCGCACGGCCTTCCATGTCGGCCATGCCACCGGACATCATCTTCTTTGCTTTCATCGATTGCTCCTTCTGTGGTTTGGCCGTTTTGGCCGATGCTACGAACGCTTCTTCCGTGGGTGCGCCTTTTTGACCGGCTCTACGCATTTTTTCGGGCGACCCCGCTTCGATCCTGCGGCGCTTGGCCCAGATGTTTGCGTAGAGACCTGGTTTTGCTGGCATACCTCTTCCTTTACCTCATTCCCTTGACCGCTCACGGGTGTTGAGCTGGTCAAGCCTTTGTTCAAGTCTGTCGAATCGATTATCGACGTGTTCGACGATTTTCGCCATATCTGCACGAACTTCTGCACGAGTGATGTGATCACGGGCAACCTCCTCTCTAGTTTTATTGAGAAGAATGCTCAGTCGACTCAACTCCGCAAACTTCTCCTTAACGACGAAGGCCATGACACCCACCAGTCCAGTCAGAACGATGTTCCATATCAGCATTTCCATAAATCAACATTTCCATCGTTTTCTCGCCTGGCGAAGGCGACTGTTTGGATCCTTTGCCGCTTCCGGGAACATCTTCATCTGCCCTTCCGAACGCGCACAGTAACTCTTGCGACGTTTGGCTCGTGAGACGGAATAAGGCTTCTGCTCCGTCACGGCAGTTTTTAGTTTGCTCCCAGGATTTTCACGACGATAGGCAGCCACGCCTTTTTTCGTCATGCCTGCACCTGCCTTGGTTGGGCGGAAATTCCCGCTCTTTACCGAGGTTTTGATGCCCATTCCAGAACGCTTAACGATCGGCATTTTGGATGAGCACCATGTTAAACATCGCCGAAACGGCGTTGTTGTTAGACGCCCCTACCGCCGTTGCTTCGATGTCCGTTTTCTCTAGGATCGGGACGGGGTATGGGAATGGATAGGGCGCAGCACCGTTATTCAACGTCGTGACCGCAACAGTGTGGCGAATGCCTTCTGCTCCAGTCGTCAATAGACGTCCAGTAATGGCATTGCTGCCACCTGCTTGCCCACAAGACAGCAATCCTGCTGTCAGGTATGCGGTATAGCCTGCTGGGACGGTGTAGTGGGCCGTGGTGCTGTTATTGAAGCCTGGGGCCACAACACCATAGCTAATGGCTGGAACGCCTGCTGTGACCGTTCCTGTGCCCACGTAAATCGTGCCTGCATTGGCCAAGCCCGTGCCTGCAGACTGAACCCTCAGATAATTGATACGGCGGAAAAGCAAGACGGTTTGAACGGGCGTCTGCCCGTTCAGCGTAACAGTCTCGCTGATTTCGTTGAAATCATTGTCCAGGCCGTTAATCAGAAGCGTGTGTGCGCCTGTTCCAAGGGGTGTTGCATCATCCAGCGCGCTGGTTGAACTTACCTCCATGCTGATGGCCGTTGCTGGATGCGGCGTCAATCCTCCATTCGGCCAGATGGTCTCTTCCGCCTGGTCGATGTCTGGGTTGTATCCAAAGACAGTCACTGCCTTGTGATAGGCAATCTGCCCCCGCGACACCTGAAGCTCAAAGGGCTCAAAGGTGCCTACCCGGGTAATGGAGGACTTCTCAGCCATTACGCTGCCGCTCCACCGTCAAAGAGGACCGTGACGCTTGTGATGGTTGAACCAAACTTAAGGTACAAACCGTCCTTGAACAGGATGCCCTGGTCAGGGATCACGAAGTTCTGCGAATCCGCAACTGAGGTTGTGGACAGCGTCATCAACAACGGGTCTGTGTCCGCGTTGCCGTCATAGAACTCAAGATTTGATGGGCCTCCCGCGCTGTGCGTGAAGTACACGCCGCAAATGCGGTTCCTGCCATCGATTGCCTGTCCTGTGCCCGTCTTAAAGACGGTTGAAATGTTACTCGCGCTCATGGGAACCCCCTATTAAGCGCCGAATACAATCACGCCATAAGTAGCTGGACCTGCGTCAACGGGGCTGCCAGAGACGTTGCTGGCACGAACAGTGACGGTATCAGTTGCCGACACAAACGCGTCAAAGGCGAGCCCAGCCGCAGGGGCTGCTGGAAGCGCCAGTGCTACTGCATTGCCGACGGTTGCGCCAACAACGGTGATAGTCAAGCTGCCTTGAGCGCCTGCACCAATAGAGGTGAAATCCAGCGTAGCTGAATTAGCGAGAATTTTATTGACGGTTGCGCCTGCTCCAACAATGAATCCATTGAGGGATTTGACAGGACCCGAAAAGGTAGTAATAGCCATTTAAGTGCCTCACATGCGAGTTGTGGCGTATCTGTCTGCATGTCGTCAGCCGGGACTGTCAGATACACCGGGGACCCCGGGATGTGTTAAATATACACCTGATTTCAAAAAATAAAAAGGGGGCCGAAGCCCCCTTTCTATCAAGCAGCTCCAGGAGAGCCGAAGATACCGCGTGGATCGCTAAAGCCGAAGCTGTAACGCTCACGGGCCTTGTAACGCACGTTACCAGTGTCGAAGTCGCCTTCAAAACCAGTCTTCATGCTTACACGCTCGAACATCTTCATGCCGTTCGGGGCGTCGGTTCGGATGAACCAGGCGTCCGGATCGGTCAGGTAGTGGTTCACAGCGTAGCCCTGGGGGACCATGCCCATGTTGCGGACCGCGTTGATGTCGTTGTCTGCAGTACCAGTACGCAGAGTGGACTTCAGGATGCGATCAGCCGTGAACTGCAGCTCTTTCGGGATCAGGAGCTTGAGGCCCTGAACAGCGATCTTCAGGCCGCGTTCATCAGTGAACGCTGCGATGTCGATCAAGGCCTGCTCAAGGGAGGTCTCGCTCAGATCGGCAGGAGTTGCCAGTTCGTTGCGCAGGTTAGGGCCCGACAGGGTCGGGTGGTTGTCTGCGCAAAGTGCCACACCGTCGCCACCAATCGAAGTCGTGAAAGCGCCGTTCAAAACGGACGCAGCACGAATCTGCTTGGTGTTGGACATTGAACGAGCCAATGCCTTGGTGTAACGAGCTGCCAGAGATGCGTACAGGTTGTCCTCGACTGCCTCTTCAGTCAGTGAGAAAGCCAGTGCGATGGTCTCGTGGGTATAACGTGCAGTGTAGACCTCTTGTGCTTGGTCGTACGCGACGCCTGCACCTTCGACCTTCACAGGAGCACTGTCAAAACCCGACAGCATCACTTCTTCTTCAAATGCACGATCAGACGACTCAATGTCATAAATCTGTTTGTGCTCTTGCTCGTAACCTTTGTACTCCATGCCGAAGAGGGCATTGAGGCCAGGCTCAAGCTCTTTTACCAGTTGGGCGCGTGAAATTGCCATGATTTAGCTCCTATTAGGGTGCAGGTGCTGTATTGGCAACGCCGGTGCTGCCGTACAGGTGTGCGTTAATTTTGACGACTACGTCCACGAAAATCTCACCAGGGGTGTTATTCGGGGCATTGTAGAAGCCAACAATCTTCAACACGCGACCGGCGACGTTTCCAATGGTTGCGGAATCCAGCTCAGAGGCCGACAAACCAGTGGTATTGCTACCAGCGGTATATGCGATATCAGCGTTAAGGCCGATATTGGCTTGAACCACGTTTGCGTTTGCCTGGACCAAGAACAACTGGCTAGGATCGTCAATCACGTCAGCTTGGATCGTGCCGCTGGGCAGATTGACAGAACCAGGATAGAAGTTCTTCCAGGTAGGCTTACCCGTAGTGGGATCAGCGTAATAGCAGCCATTGAAGACGCCTACGGCTGCGGTATGCAGACCAGAGTCGAACTTCACAATATAGCCGCCAGAGAGGGTGACGAGGTCACCTTGGTAGATTGCCCCGGCCTGGTTGTCAGCAATCGAATAACCGTACTGTTTTTGAGCACCAGTAGCGGAGAGATTGCCGAGCGGACGCAGACCAAAAGGCTTATCGACGTTTGCCATTTTGTCTATTCCTTAAAAAGTTATTCAGCGTCTTTAGGAGCGCCGAACGATACGCGGGACCGTCGTTCCGGACTCTGAATACGCATAGAAGCATGCGCATTGGATTTCAGGAGTTCGTTATCGACAGACTTTTGTTGATCATGGGCTCGCGAGTTGTAGTACGCATTGCGCTCCTCAACCGTCTCTTCGGGGATACGAGCCAAGAGCAGACCTCCCACGCTGATCACACCAGCATGTCGGCCGTCTTCCATCGTAGGCGAAGTGAAGTCGGGATGTTCATCAGCACGAACCAGCTCGTAGCCTTCGCGAAGCTTACCGGCCACGTTGATTCGATCTTCTTGACCACCGGCTTCAGCGCGGATCCAGCGATGCTTGAATCCCGGAGGAGCAGGAGGCGCATCAAGTCGTGAAGGCGGTGTCCACGAGCGACGGCGCGCAGAGGCTTCACGTGTGTCGGAAGCACGGGGGCTGCGGTTCAGTTTTGGCACATTTGTTTCGCTCATTTCATCACTCCTTTACGTACTTGGCGTATTCCTCAAGCGGAACACCCAGTTTTTTGGCAATCGCAACTTGACTCGGTGACAACCGGACAGTGCGGCGTGCGTTATTTACCCCCGAAGATCGGGCTGCAGGTGCTACCGTTTGCACGGGTCTGGTAGTCCTGTTATTTTGTTGCGCAGAATTTTGGTCGGCGAATTTATGCGGAAACGCGTCACGCATTCTGCGGTCCAGTTCATCATAATACTCATTTGAATTCGGGTCAAATCCCTCCTGGGCAATAAGCTGCATGTGAATCCCACGGACGGCAGCGGTCATTGCGACATCCCGACCAAACCACTGATTGCGTTCTGCCCAGTCTTCGGCCTGCGGATCGGGCTCCGTTTCCTGCTGCACCGGCTGACGATACTGCTGTTGTGGCTGCGCCTGGGGCGGCATCATTTGGGTCTGCTGGGCAATCTGTGCCTGACGAGCTGCGGCCTGCTCTGCAACCTGGCGCTGGTCGTACATGATGCTGGCCAGGCGCTCCTGGGCCTCCATCTCTGTCTCCGTATCCCCCTCTTCACGCGCCTTGCGGATGATCTGCTTGAGAGCAACGGCCTGCGTCTCAATGCGGGTTTTAGCCTCGTCTAAGCGGCCTGCGTCACTTTGCTGGGCAGCCCTTTCCAGTTCCTGGGCACGGCGCTGGACTTGTTGGGCATATTCGATTGCGGCCTGCTCTCGACGTTGCGTCTCCCTCAGCCTGGCGGTCAGCTTGTCAATACGCTTCTTGACCTTGTCGCTGTACTCGCCAAGTTCATCGTCATCCGATGCGACGGTTTTGGGGGAAGCTGCCGCCGTAGACGTCTCCACAACGGGCGGCGGTTCTTTACCGAGCACCTCCGCATTTCCGCCATCCCCATCCAGGGCGACGGTGGCGGGCTTTTCGTCCTCGCCAATGTTGAATTCAAGTTGTTCACCTGACATTGCCTTCTCCTTTACATGTGCAAGATGTCGGCAGGATTGGAAATCCGGCCGATGATCTCGTCGTCGTTCAAAATACGAATTTCCCCGCCATCGATAGTGATGCGGGACCCCGCGTAGCGACCGAAAATAATCCAGTCGCCTTCCTGGCACCACGGGCCAAGTGGGAACTT